ATTCGCTAAACGGATTATCCACCAAGATTCAAATCTTTCTCCTGCATCATTTAAAGAATTAGATGTTGCAAGCCTATCTTTAGAAGGGGCTCTCTTACTTTTTAATAAGTTTAGAGCTGAGTGATCTATCTCGTCTTTTGTTAAGTACCGTGGCTATGGTTATAAAGCTCTCAGCAAACTTCATCATGACTTGGGTAAACTTCCCATGCATCTGAAGAATCTGATAGTCTTTATAGCCATACCTGGACTTAATAGAAACTCGGTCGAAACCTGGTGGGACTGATTCAATCTTATAAGTATAAATAGAATCAGAGACCCTTCGACTGAAGAACTTCAGTCGATGATGGATAAATTGATTGTGCTGTTCAAAGGCACTTTCCCAGAGGAGAGTCATAGACACTCCCTGTTTGAGGCTTTTGACAGCTTAACTCCTTCAGCATTCTGATCCAATGTATATAAGAAATACATGGTGTCAAAATACCAAGGGGGATCAATTTGGTCATCTACAGGAATCGGCCAGCTACCACACTGACGTGCGGAAGAGTTGTATCTTATTCTAAGCGACCTTACAAGGCCGATAGAGAATATATGAGAATCAGAACACCAAAAGGTGTCTGACGATCGTTGTGCTCTTGAGACCTTCGTTGAGGGAGTCCAAATGGACCGAGAATGATTCGAAAGTTTCATTGTTAAGTTCATAGAATGAGATTCTAACGCCTCTCTGGACATTAAGAAGATCCCATTTAATGAAAATAAAAATGTGGTCTTACCAAAGAAAAGAGTAGGACGCTGACTGAAATGACATTCAGCTACGCGCGCATAAGGGTAGACTTCCTTACAAGACCTATTACTCAATGTACTATATTTTGAGTAACTAATCCATGTGTATTCTACTAACTAGGAATGGGTATGGCGAAGTAATATGGATCCTTGGTCCATAAGTTACTTTAGACGAATACTATACGCACTACCAGCAGACTGCTGATAGGATATGAGGTAAGG